TATATTCAAAAAACAAGGAGAATTATTTCAATGGCTACTTTACAATCTCCGGGTGTTAGCGTAACAGTAATAGATGAATCTATCTACGCTCCTTCAGGAAGCGGTACGGTTCCTCTAATTGTGACTGCAACCCGACAAAACAAACTAAACGAGCAAGGTGAACTTGCATCTGGTACTCTACCAGAACAGGGCGATTCACTAACTCTAGTGACTAGTCGTAATGATCTAGTATCTCGTTTCGGTAAGCCACAGTTCAAAGTGAATAATGGCACTGTCATCCATGGTGACGAAACCAACGAATATGGCCTACATGCTGCATGGCGTGTACTTAACCAAACTAACCAAGCGTACATTCTAAACGCGAATATCGATCTAGAGCAACTAGAGCCTATGATCAATGAGCCAACCAAGCCTGTTGCTTCTGGTACTCACTGGTTTGATATCTCCCGTTCTAACTTCGGTCTGTTCATGTACAACACTACTACTTCCGCATGGGAAGAAGCTGAAGTTGATATCATCAACTCCATGGAAAGTGTACAACAAGTTAACGGTGTAGCACAACCAAAAGACACTATCGGTGTTAATGGTGACTTCGCTGCGGTAACTGTACAAACTCCAATGGTTGTATATGAAAAAGTAGGCGGTACTTGGATTATGTTAGGCGCAGAAACTGGTTCAAGCCGTGACTTCCAGTTTGCTCCACATACTCGTGTTCCAGCACGTCGTTCTGATGGTACTAGTGCGCTAGAAGAAGGTGACCTATTCATCAAGACTACTGTTCCACGTAACGGTGCATTTTTCGACGTTAGCTCTTACAATGCAGAATCTGGACAGTTCGTAACTAAAGAAGTTCCTTTCTACATGGCTAACGATGATGCTACCCGTTATTTCGATGGGATTGGTGAACTAGATGAAGGTCAGGTTTATGCACAAATCGACAATGACAGCACTTTAAACCCAGATTACAACTATAATACTGGAACTCCAAAAGCGTCTGATGGTGTTGCTGCGTTTACACTTAAGCGTTTCAACGGTCAGTCTACTACTCTTTCTCTAAGCAACAAAGATGTAGTTGACTTTGACCTATCAGTACAAGCAGCTTACAATTTCATAGTAAACGATGTGGTTATTACCATTGATGCTTCTATGCAAAACGCAGCATCTACTGATCCTAACAAAGTAACTGTTGAGGAAATCGTTATTGCCCTACAGGGCAACACTGACCTACAGGCGGCAAACATCCGTACTGAATTGGCTGGTAAAAAGATTCGCTTCATTAACACACAGGGTCTAGATATTGTTGTTAAAAACGGTGGCGATTATCCTGCTTCCGATCCTAACAACGTTCTACCACAGCTAGGTTTTGCAAAGAATGCTGGTGCTGGTCAATCCGCTTATCACCGTACTTCTAATTGGGAAGTTCTAGAGTATGTTGCTTCTTCTACTGAACCAACTGCTGAAGCAGAAATCAATACCCTATGGTACAACACTGACCTACGTGCTGAACTACTAGAAGCATATTTCGATGAAACTGATAGCGAAATGAAATGGCGCTCTTACGCATGGTCAGAAGATGTTAACGAAATGCTTACCGCTAAGCTATCTATTCGTTCATCTGCTCCTGAATCTCCAAGCGCTGGTGACATCTGGCTAGATAGCGACGACCAAGAAAATTACCCAACACTTTACAAGTATGTAAACAACCAGTGGGTTCTACTAGATAACACTGATCAGGTTACAAACATGGGTGTTGTATTCGGTAACTATCATTACGATGCACCATATGACGACGAAGGTAATGCACGTCCAGAAGGACCAAGCGCTACTGTTGAAAACGTTGTTCCTAATGCTCAAGAATATCCTGAAGGAATCCTTTTCTTCAACATGGACTATTCTACTAATAATGTTAAAGAGTATCAAGGCAACTGCGAGTGGGTCGCAGTATCCGGTAACCGTCCAGATGGTTCCCCATACATGGGCCGTAAAGCACAGCGTCAAATGGTTGTTCGTGCTATGAAACGCGCTGTATTGAACTCTTCTGAGATTCGTGCACGTGACAAGTACTTTAACCTAATCGCGGCTCCCGGCTACATCGAGCTACTACCAGAACTAAACAGCCTAAACGTTGCTAAGAAGCAAACAGCTTTCGTAGTTGGTTCTTCTCCAATGCGCCTACAGGCTAACGGCAATGCCGTACAGAATTGGGCAACTAACCAAGCTGGTGCTTTCCAAGACGGTGAGAATGGTCTAGTAACCTTCAACAACATGTCTGCGGTCTGGGCATTCGCTGGTCTACAGTCTGATGCAGATGGAAACCTAGTTTCTGTACCATCTGATGTAATGGCTCTAGATGTTCTAATTCAGAATGACCGCATTGCATATCCATGGTATGCGCCTGCTGGTGACACTCGTGGTCTGGTTCCTGCAACCTCTGCGATTGGTTATGTAGAAGACGGTGAGTTCCGTATTGCACAAATTGACGATGGACTAGTTGACACTCTATACATCAACAACATCAACCCAATCATTAACTTCCCTAACGAAGGCATTAAGGTTTGGGGTCAGAAGACACTAACAAGCGTTTCCTCTTCAATGGATCGTATCAACGTGTCTCGCTTGACAGCATATCTACGCTACATGCTAGATCGCATCACACGTCCGTTCCTATTCGAACAGAACGATGCACAGACACGTCAGGCAGTTGTGAACGTTGTTGAGAAGTTCCTAGCGGATATCGTACAGAAGCGTGGTATCACAGATTTCGTGGTACGTTGTGATGAAAGCAACAATACGCCTGCACGTATCGACCGTAACGAGCTATGGTGTGACGTAGCAATCATTCCAACAAAAAGCGTGGAATTTATCTATATTCCGGTTCGTCTACTAAATACTGGTGAACTATAATAACTGGTTATATAGAGTAAAGAATTGGGAGCCGGTTTAGGCTCCCTTTTTTTATTGCCTTGACAAAAAGTAAAATTATGTAATAATCAGTTAGACATAATGGATAACTGT